AACATCTTCTTAGCATCGGCGCCAGATTTGGACAAAATCCCAAAACGTGCGTCGGTTGATATGGTCGCCATATTAACGCATTCACCTGATGCCATGAACGAAAAGCCTGAACGTCTGTTCTTGAGATAGGACATACCATAACACCGTATGTCTGCCACACATGCGGCCCAGAATATGAAAAAGAGACGGTTTGCTTCTCGAAAGTCTGGGTTCCCAACATCAATCTTGGACCACTGCAAGTACATATAATGAGTGCCAGTAATGTAAGTAGGAATATCTTTGTTGATATACCAAAAACCTTCTTCGCGTCGTTTAAACTCTTCATTAATATATTCATACCATTTTTCTTTAAATTCATCGGGATATTCCCTCCAGTCAAATACTGTTTTTATTCTTTTTAATTCTTTTGCATATTCAAATCTAGTCCATCTATTTTCTTTAAACTTGTGAACGTTTTCTTGTTTAGGTAAAGCTATCTTAAGATTTTGTATTTCATAAATCTCTCCAATCTTTCCAGTCTTAGATATAACAATCATATCATGATCATCATTATATCCATACTCCCATTTTTTATACCTATTCATTCTATTAAGAACTTTAGGTTTAACATGATTAGGTAATATTTTATATAGCGTTTGCGTGTACATTACTTAGATCTTCCTTCAGCAAAACCACGAAATGTAGTTTCTTTTTTAACTTCTTTGGGTTTATCTTCTAATATTTCTTGCTCTGCAACAATACGGTTAAGTATTTCAAAAGCATCAAATATAGCTAGTTTTTTTGTAGCTGCAGCATTTTTAAGTCTGTCAGCTGATATATCATCATCTGAATCTACAATAGCTTCTTTAGCAACTTTAATAAGTTCCTCAACTGCTACATGCCCAGCTTGGATTATATTCAACTTCGTTTCCTTCGTATTCATATTTTAAAATAATATCATTTGATTTCATACAATAAAGACGTTGACCGTCTACAATAAACTCCCACTCTCTGTTAGATTTAAAACCTACAAGATCCCCTGGATTAATTCCTAGCGCTTCTAATGAACTATTACCTATTTTTAATATTCCAATATGCTTTTGCTCTTTATCTAACGTTAGATTGTTATTGTTTTTTATGGGTTTTATAAAACATCTTTGCCCAATAGATAACCATTTATTGTTTCTTTTATATAAATATAGTTGATCTGGTTTACAAAAATATAATTCTTCTTTAAAATATTGACCACTATTTCTTTGCTTGCCTTTTACATCATACCATCTTCTGAATATATTATGATGTACCATTATTTCGTCACCAACTTTCAAAATAGTTTTAAACGCTAATGGCACTGATACTATAACTGCTTCTTTGCTAACAAGTTTATGATCTTCAATACTAGTGTTAACTATTAAAGTTTTATCACCAATTTTTATTTCATTGTTATATCTCTTGTTTTTAGGAGTTATAATAAAATCATATATACTGTTCATTAATACTCTAAATCATACTCAACAGATATAGCCATGTTAGAATTAAATTTCTTCCACGGCATTACCTCGTCTTGTTTTTTTATAAAAATATTATAAGAGTTATCAGCTTCATCTAAAGTAATATTATTAATTGTATGTCCACCATAAACTGATTGACCTACAGAATAATGCATTGCTTCGTTTTTATAGTCCGCGCCTATACTTATCTTTCTTATAACAGAGTTCATCTTACTTTACTTCTTCAGCCTCTACTTCTGGTACAATTTCTTCATAAGATCCGTCTTGTAAGTTAATGTTAACTTGCCCGTACTTTTCTTCTAATTCTTTTTTAGTTTCGTTTAAAGCATCATTAAATTCTTTTAATGCTACAGAAATTTCAAATTTCTTAGCTTCTAATGCTCCTAAGTCATAAACAACTGTTTGAATTTTTTGTTGTTGCTCTTTAATTGTTTCTAACTCTTTGTCTGTAATTTTTGAATCTTTACTCATTTGATTTAATTTAAATTGTTATTATTTGTTTTACTTATTATTATTATTACTTATTAATATTTACTTTTACTTTTTGAATATGCTTGTTACTTTTTCACTACTTCGTCCACCAAAATAAGCTAAAACTACAGACATCATTACTTTTTCAAAAGTATCATTCCATAATTCATTTATATGAAAAGGCAATGTTTCTATACTGTCTAGTATACCTGCAAAAGAAAATACAACAATGCACCATACTAAAACTAATGGACGTACATTTTTTGACATCCAAGAATCAGATATAGAATCTGCTTGCCATCTTGATGTTATGGCTTCTATTTCTTTATTCTGTTGTTCGTAGATTATTTGTTGTAATTTTATCTTATCATCTGTTGAAACATCGGCTTTTGTAATAGCTTCAAGCGCTTCTTTTGGTGAAGTAACACCTTGTAATACGCTACCTAATGTAGGGTTGATTACAGACGCTGCGCCAAACAATAGTTGTCCAACGGTTGTATCTTTAAATTTCTTTTTCATTAATATTTATCGTGTGGATCTGTTTTACTATATGCTTCTTTTTCCCAAGGTAAATTAGGATTACCTTCTTTCATCTTTGATCTTGCGTATGATTTACCTTTCCAGTAAACATTTTTATCATCATAATCTAAATCACCACGTTTAACTTGATCAATATGAACTTCTTCATGATCTATAACACTTAACTCAGCGTCTTTAGGTAAGTCTGGTGCTATTAAAATAGTGCCGTTTTTATTTCCTTTACCCATGCAACCTTCTTCTAATTCTCTTTCATATATAGGAGAGTGTTCTTTAAATGGTGGTTTTAGTTTAAATGCCATTATATAGTTTTTCCTAGTGCGTTTTTATACTTAATTCCAGCGTATGCATTTTTAACAAGTGATTGTAATGGTTTTTTTACTGTTTTAAATTTTTTAGTAAATTTACCAGCAAACGCCCCCATTAAATCACCGCTAGCTGCGTCAGTTAAGGTTTGTGCAGCCATAATTGGTGGCGCTAAACTTAAAACATTATTCATTGCGTTGCTTTTTTCTAAATCAGGGATTTTAACACCTTGGTCTTGAGCCTCTTTTGCTTGTCTTAAGTTTTTCATACTTCTAAAAGTATGACCTTCACCTTTAAATTGATCTTGACCTAATCCACCAGCAACTTTAAAAGCATCTAAAGGATTCATAAATGCTGTTTTTACTTTTGTAAAGAAACTATCATCTTTGGACCCTTGACTAATCATATGCTTTGGACCTTTTTTAGAGTTGTTTTGACTAATAATACTACTAGCTTCTTCTGGGCTTGTGTCTGTTTTAGGTTCAATTTCTTTAGAAGTATTGTCACCTCCCATATTTAAAGGGGAATTTCTAGATAATCCAAAATGTTGCGTATACGCCATATTATTTTTTCTTTCCTTTATATAAATCTCCACCTGGCTTTAATCTTTTAGCCAAAGCTTTTCTACGAGGTGTACAAGTAGATTTTGTCATAGGCGTACAATATCCTTTGTGATCTGGATTTATACCCATAAAGTTAAGTGGAGATCCTGGTAATTTAAAAGCCATTACTAATATTTGTCAGTTTTACGAGTAGACTGTGCTTTTCTTATAGATGCTGGAGAATCATAATCTTTTGTAGCTGATCTTTTTTCATCTCCTTTATTACCACCGTACTTTTGTCTTGACATACCGCCATCTGCTTTACTAGCATGTACAGCTTTTCTTTGAGCGTCGCTCTTGTATCTTGACATTCCAGCTCTATCATCTACTGGATTGTATTTCATATCATCAGCTCTTTGTTCTCCTATGTAACCAGTTGGTCCTGATTTATCACCGTAAGTAATATTATTAGCTGGTGAAGAATATCTTGACGTTGGTGGTTTAGCAGGATGTTCTTTCATCATATGTTGATGTTTTGCTTTGTCCCCCATAGAGTCGTGTTGCATATTACTAGCAGGTGACTTGTGAGCTTCTCCTTTAGCATGTTGCACTTTGTGATAACCGCCTTTGAAGTCATTTAATGGAGACGCGTTTCTAGAAGGTCCTCTATGATGTTTTTCTGTTTGCGTATGACCTCCCCAAGTGTGATCATCTAATTTTCTTCCAATATGTTTTTCGTGTTTTGCTTTTCCACCGTCTATATTTAATGGAGACGCTTGTCTTGACATTCCTTTTTTATCTGCAATATCATTTTCTAAATAATGCATTCTAGCTTTACTACTTAAATCTTTGTTGTACGCTTCTTTTGCGTCATACTTTTCGGCTGATGATGCTCTGCTCATCCTGCTGTTCATATGTTTGTGTATTGGGTGTCCCATTTTTTATTTTGTTTAATGTTATATAAATGCTGTTAGTTTTCCTGCTGTAGTTAATGTGTTTGGTTGACCACCAGCAGCAGCAGCACCAACTAATACTTTTTGTATAACAACCGGCAGTATGTCGCCAGCTGGTACATCTTCAATAAATATTAAATCTCCATTAATAGTTTCTACGTATACGTTACCAGCAGTTCCTACATATAGTTGAGCACCTGGTGGAGCAACAATATTTGCATCGTATATTTTATATGCTGATACAGCTGTACCTCCAGCAAATGGAAATATATCTGCAGAAAGTAATAATGTAGTATTATTAACTACACTTACTATAGTAGCTACTAAAGGTGAATTAGTGCCAGAAGCAATTGTAGCAAACATATTATAAACTACCATACCTCTTGAAACGCCTTGATTAAGAATAGATCCATCAGCATTGTAAGTAGTTACAAAATTAGCATTAGTATCAATTAATTGATTAGGAACGCCATCTGGTGTTGTAGCTGTAGAAGCTGCGCTAACTCTTACGCTAGGTCCCGGAATATTTATAGTGTCACTAGGAGCTACCGGTATTGCGCTAGTATATGAACCTGTATTTATTATCATGATTTATTTATCTAGTTTTTTTAATATCTTTTTTTGTTTTATTTCTAATTCCTTTTCTTTTTTCTCTACCTTCTATACGATCAGCTTTTTTAGCTAGTCTTTTAGCTTTAGCTCTATTTCTTGCATTTTGAGGAGTATTTTCTGCAGCCGCTTCTTTAGCTGCTTCAGATTTAGACTTAGCCTTATTAGCTCTCATTTGAGCTTTGCTGGTTTTAGGATCTGCTTTGTCTTTTGATTTTCTAAGTTTTATAGCTGCTTTAGAATTATCTTTTTTTTCCCTTGTATTTTTAACATCAGGATTTTTTTTAGTTAATATTTTACTATCAATATCTTTTTTATCAGTTTTAACATCTACCTTTTTTTCACTTTTAAGTGTTGTTACAGAACCTACAGATTTTCTAGGTTTTCTAACTTTAGGAGTATTAACTTTTAATATAGCGCCTGGTTCTTCTTTTACAAGTTTTTCTGGTTTTAAACCGTTTAATGGACTATATTTTCTAGACATGCCCAATTGGTCTTTTGTTTTCTTTAATTTTTTTACTTTTCTTTTTTCTCTTTTACCTGCAGGTTTATCTGCAGTTCTTACCATTTCTCCTTGTAAATCATCAGGATCACCAAGATACACATTTTTTACACTGCTTCTTTTGTTTTGCATTTTAATAACTTGCTTAGCTGTCTTGTCAGCTTTTTTAGTTTTTCTTGCTTTTCCATCATCTTCTCCAAGACCAAAATATTTTGCTTCTTTTCTAGACATACCATCTTTAGTTCCTTCTTCATCATAATCTCTACCTCTTTCACCACCTGGGTAAGACATATCTTGATCCATTTCGTAATCAAAACCTGGTTTTTCTATTTGAGGTAATTTATCTGCTTGAGCTTTAGATGCAGCGTCTTGAGCAGCTGACATTTTTTGTAACTCATCCATAGACATAGATGGTTCTTGTTTTTTAAATGGAGACATTCTCATTGGAGATGCCTTTCTTGATAGTGGGTTGTTCCCTTGTTTAAATGCCATAATTATCCTTTTGCTATTTGTGTTATTGCACCACCTTTGTAAGGTACTGCAGCTAGTTTTAGTTTCATTCCTTTTGCTCCATTGCTAGAACCTTGTCCGTGTAATCTACCTGCTTGATCTAATGGTCCGTCCCAAATTTGTGACTCACCTACTATACCTACAGCTTGTTTTTTAGATGCGTGAGTGTGTGCTTTATCTTCAATCATGATTTTTTATTTATTTGTTTATTTTATAATACTTCCATATCGTCACCCATATCTCTATCAAAAGATCCAGGTACTTGTGTTCCAAACATGTTGTTACCAGCAGCAGCAGCTCCTGGAGTAAACGGTGAAGCAACTGTTGGTGTGCTAGGTAATAATTCAGGCATGTTATCTAATTCTGGAACTATACTTCCTGCGGCTGCCATAGCATTATTTATTCCTTGATTAGAATATAAACCAAGCGTACTCATATCATCTTCAGACCCAAGAACATTAGTACCACCATACGCAGCTCCTCCAACTGGACCACCATCTTGTCTAGTTTGAATAGCTTGTACTTGGTTTTCTAACTTAGATATTTTAGCATTCATTCTACGTCTGCTATTTTTACCTCTTCTGGAAAATGGACTATTACTCATCTTTGTTTGTCTTTATTTACGTTATAGATAGCTTGTGTCATTACTTTATCTGTGTAGCTATCTCCTTTTATTAGTTTATTTCTTCTTTCACTTGTTGGTATATCATCTTCACCTAACATGATTCGATACATTCTACTTATAAGTTGTTTACACTTAAATGAAACTTTATAGATATTATATTTTTGAGTTGTTCTGTTTCTATGTCTCCATACAACAATCCAGTCTTCTTTAAGTAATCTGTTCCAGCGCCTGTTATCCCAACTATAAGAATATGTACCTATTTGAAAATCATGCTTAGTAAAAAGATCCATACAATCGAAATAAATTAATAATTCTAAATCCGCATCGTTAAGATCGTT